ACACCCAACAAGAGGTCGCACTCAGTTTAACCTATACCCATTCCAAGAAAAAGTATTAGGGTTATTAAGTAAACATGATAAGTCAGTAATCTTAAAATCAAGACAGCTTGGTATTTCGACACTTTCAGCAGGTATAGCTCTACACATGATGTTATTCCAAAAGGATAAAAACATCCTTGTAATAGCAACAAAGCAAGAAACAGCTAAAAACCTAGTAACTAAAGTACGATTTATGTATGATCAGTTACCCAGTTGGTTAAAATTACCAACAATGGAAAATAACCGATTATCACTACGACTTAAAAATGGTTCCCAAATTAAAGCAGTATCTGCAGCAGGTGATGCTGGTAGATCAGAAGCCATTTCCCTTCTAGTAATTGATGAGGGTGCCTTTATTGAAGAAAATCGAATTGAAGAAATTTGGGGTTCCGCACAACAAACACTTGCTACGGGCGGTAGAGCAATTATATTATCTACACCTAATGGTACAGGTAACTGGTTCCATAGAATGTGGACTAAAGCCCAAGATGGTACTAGTGGATTTACCCCTATTAGATTACCATGGACTGTACACCCCGAACGAAACCAAGAATGGCGAGATAAACAGGATGATGAGTTAGGGGATAGAATGGCTGCACAAGAGTGTGATTGCGATTTTACAACCTCAGGTGATACAGTATTCCCTCCTGAAATATTAAATCTTATTGAAACTACAATGATTAAAGATCCCCTAGAAAAAAGGGGTATAAATAATAGTTTATGGGTTTGGGAATATCCAGATTATACTAGACAATATATGGTTGTAGCTGACGTCGCTAGGGGTGACTCAAAAGACTATTCAGCATTTCATATTATAGACATTGAAACATGTACACAAGTAGCTGAATTTAAAGACCACATCCCTACAAAAGATTTTGGGCGAATATTATATAACATAGCAACTGAGTATAATAAAGCACTATTAGTAATTGAAAATGCAAATATTGGTTGGGCAGCAATTCAAGAAGTAGTTGATATGGGTTATGAAAATCTATACTACAGTCCTAAAGATGAAAAATTTACTCGTGATGCCGAAGCATATATTGCTAAAGGATATGATTTAATTGATAAATCAAAAATGGTACCTGGATTTACAATGTCTTTACGTACTAGACCTTTAACAATTGCTAAATTAGATGCATATATTAAAGAACAAAGTATCCAAATTTATTCAAGACGCACATTAGATGAATTAAGAACCTTTGTATGGAAAAATGGTCGACCAGAAGCACAAACTGGGTACAATGACGACCTAATAATGTCCGTAGCTACCGCATGTTACGTGCGAGATACTGCGCTCAAATTCGCTCAGCACGGGGTTGACTTAACCCGTGCTATGCTTGCAAATACAACCAAAGCAACTTATAATCCATTTTTTACTAATAACCCTATAAATGACCCTAAACAGGCTTATAAAATGAAAGTAGGGGGAAAAGATGAAGATTTGTCTTGGCTTTTAGGTTGAATATTTATACACATACACAATAAACAATAAATATGGCAGATACTAGCTTATTTACAAGATTACGAAGATTATTTTCAAACGACGTTATTATAAGAAACGTAGGAGGAAAACAACTTAAAGTAATGGATGTTGATCGCATCCAAAAATATGGTAACTTAGAGTCTAATTCACTTTATGATAGATTTACTAGATTACACAGACCTGTAGGTTCATCATTACAATATAACCCAACACTTAATTATTCTTCTATGCGACTTCAGTTGTATAGTGATTATGAAGCTATGGATTATGACTCATTAATTGCCCCAGCACTTGATATTATATCAGAAGAATCAACTCTTAAAAATGAATATGGTGATGTTTTAACAATTAAATCATCTAACGAGAATGTTAAAAGAGTATTACATAATTTATTTTATGATGTACTAAATATCGAATTCAACTTACCATCATGGGTTCGTCAGATGTGCAAATATGGTGATTTTTATCTCCACTTACAGATATCTGAAAAGTTTGGTATATATAATGTATTACCTCTTTCTGTATATCAAGTAGTAAGAGAAGAGGGTATGAACCCAGAAAATCCCAATTATGTTCAGTTTATTTTAGACCCTAATGGTTTATCACAATCTACCACTTATAGTGCTAGAAGAAGCGACCAAATGAAATTAGAAAATTATGAAGTCGCTCACTTTAGATTATTATCAGATGCTAATTATCTCCCCTATGGTCGTTCATATCTTGAACCAGCTCGTAAGGTATTTAAACAGCTAATTTTGATGGAAGATGCAATGCTTATTCACAGAATTATGCGTGCACCAGAAAAAAGAATTTTTTACATGAACGTAGGAGGTATTCCTCCAAATGAAGTAGATCAATTTATGGAACGCACAGTTTCTAGAATGAAAAAAACTCCATATATTGACCAAAATACTGGAGATTATAACCTTAAATTTAATGTCCAAAATATGACTGAGGATTTTTATATCCCAGTTAGAGGTAACGATGCATCAACTAAGATCGAAACTACAAAAGGTCTCGATTACGATGGTACAACTGATATTGAATACTTAAAGAACCGAATGTTAGCGGCCCTTAAAATCCCTAAGGCATTCTTAGGATACGATGAAAACCTCGAAGGTAAGTCAACGTTAGCTGCTATGGATATTCGTTTTGCACGTACTGTTGAGCGCTTACAACGAACTATTGTATCTGAATTACATAAAATAGCTCTTGTTCATTTATATACTCAAGGATTTGAAAATTCTGATCTAGTAGATTTTGAACTAGAACTAACAGGTCCCTCAATTGTATTTGAACAAGAAAAAACCCAACTTTATACAGATAAAATTACTTTAGCTAATTCTATTACAGATAAAAAAATCCTATCTACAGACTTTATTTATAAAAATATATTTAACTTATCTGATACTGAGATAGAATTTGAAAGAAATAAAGCATTAGACGATGCTGCCCATATATTTAGACTTAACCAAATAGAAAACGAAGGTAATGACCCTATAGAATCAGGAGAGTCATATGGTACTCCTCATGACTTAGCAGGTTTATATTCTACTAAAAGAGATAAAACTATAAAAGATGTTCCTGATGGTTATGATGAGGAAGGACCAGGTAGACCTGCTATTAAATTAAGCCGATATGGTACTGATCAAGCAAATATGGGAAGAGATCCTTTAGGAAAAGCAGGATTAACTGCTGATGATACTCCTAATAAAACTAATGATGTTTCAACGTTTGCATTAGAGGAAAATAGTAGAATTCTTAAAAAATTATCCTTTAAACGTTTAAAAGGTAAACAGTCCCTAACTGAAGATAATAAATCTTCCCTTTTAGATGAAAAAAACATAATAGATGAGTAATCTTCAGGGTTCCTCATATATTTATATAGGAATAAAACAATTCATGCATGAAAGCTAAGCACTCCAAGTACAAAAATACTGGGATATTATTTGAACTGTTAACGAGGCAAATAACCTCTGAGACTATTTCAAATAACTCACCAAAAGCTGTAAGTATCTTAAAAAAATTTTTTGGGAATAATTCTACATTATTAAAAGAATATCAGATATATCATGCTCTTATTAATAAAAGATTTAAAAAAGATGCTAGCGCCACAGTTCTTATTGAGACACTTATAAGTGCACATTCTAAATTAAATAAATCTGCATTAAGAAGAGAAAGATATAACTTAGTTAGAGAAATTAAAGATACATACAATATTGAGGACTTTTTTAAAGCAAAGATCCCTAATTATAAAATATATGCTAGCGTCTATAATTTATTAGAAAACCAAGATGCTAATCCACTTTCAATTGTAAACTCTAAAGTAGCTATTTTAGAGCACATTACAAATAAAAATCTTCCAAATAAACCTAAAAAAGAAATGGTTATGGAAGAATATGAAAAATTTGATAAAGAAACTAGAGCATTAACTTATAAGATGTTAATGGAAAAGTTCAATGATAAATATTCAGGCTTAGCAGATAACCAAAGAATTTTATTAAAGGAATATGTTTATAATGTTTCAAACAGCCCTAAACTTAAGGCCTTTTTAAATAAAGAAATAGAAATAGTTAAGTCTGAAATAGAAACCCTATCTGAAAATGTTGATCAAGTTACTAAAATTAAACTTAATGAAGTTAGAAGCTTAATTAAACCTTTATGTAAAAAATCATTTGTACATGATGACAATGTAATTAATCTCCTTAATTATTATAAGTTAATTAATGAATTAAAAAATATTTAATCATGAATATTGAAGAACTCAGATCCCTTATTCGCGAACTTATTACTAATGAGTTAGATGAAGCCAATACTACAGGTACTGGTACTTCTATTAGTACTGGTTCTAGTGAAGCATATGCTACACCTCGAGCATTTGGGGATAATAAGAGAAAAAAGAAAAAGGGATATATGGGGTATAAAGAAGTAAAATAAAAGTTATGGCAAGAAAAATTAACGCATTCGATTTTGAAAAGGGCGACCATAAAGTATCCCGCCCAGGTGTACACGCTAAATCTAAACACAGTAACCATAAAGGTTCAAAAAATTACCGTAAACTAAACAGAGGACAAGGAAGATGAATAATTTAATCGTAGATATAATCCCATTAAAGGTTGACCGTTTATTAGTTGAATCATCAATTAAATCTGGTGGACCTCTTATGGTAGAAGGTATCATCCAAAGAGCCGGTGTTAAAAACCATAATGGACGTATTTACGAAAGAGAAATTCTTGAAAGAGAAATGGAAAAATATATGGAAGGTCCTGTTGCTGATAATAATGCATTAGGTGAACTCGATCACCCTGACTCTTCTGTTATTAATTTAAATAACGTATCTCATAAAATCAACAAATGTTGGTGGAATGGAAATGATGTACATGGTCAAATAGAAATCCTCCCCACACCCGCAGGGAACATAGCAAAATCCTTATTTCAAGCAGGAGTACCTGTTGGTATTTCATCTCGTGGAATGGGTTCAGTTGAAGAAAATACAGATGGTGTTTTAATGGTACAAGAAGATTTTGATTTACTATGCTTTGATCTAGTATCTACCCCATCAACACCTGGTGCTACATTAACTCCTCAACAATTAAGAGAAGGCATTCAACCCTTAATAACAAATTACACTAAAGTAAATAACATTATCCGTGATATCATTTGTGATAACACAGGAATGTGTAAGTGTTAATCGTTACCTAAAAAACCTTTAATAAAGTGGTAAATAAAGATAGCCGATGCTAAAGGCCATCCTAATATAACCCAAAATCTGTCTGACCATTCCATAGGGTATCCTGCCTTTTTAATAGCTTTCTCAAGCATAGCTGCTATTATAACCCCAATTAAAAAGTAAGTACATACTGTTTGAAGGTCAGTAATATCTTCAATAAATGCTACAGCCAATAATTCTAATGGATTCATAATATAAATAGTTTTCCATAAAGATACGATAAAATTTTTGGTTTTCCAAATTTATTTTATATTTATTTAAGAAGCATACACTATATTAAAATAGTGTCCCTGGATTTTAAAACAAATCCCTATTAGAGATAATAAAATCTCTATTTCCTGTATTTATATTTACTGGAGGCCTAAAAAAACTATTTAAAAATGGCTGAATTATTAAAAGAAGCAATCGCTGATGCGAAAGCTGTTAGAGAAGTTGCTTTGCAAAATGCTAAAATGGCATTAGAAGAAGCATTCGACTCTAAAATTAAAAACATGCTCTCTGCTCGATTAGCAGAAGAGTTAGAAGAAGATGTTGAACTTGAAGAAGAGTATATGGAAGATGAAAAGTCTGAAGGTATGTCTTACGACGAGGACGATAAAGTAGATGAGATGTCTTATGATGAAGACGATGTTGATGAAGCTTATCACGAAGATGGAGTTGACGAAGAAATTAACCTTGATGAACACATGGCTGAGCTTGAAGAAATGTCTGATGATGACATGAAAGAAGGCAAAAAGAAAGACGATGATGACATGAAAGAGGGTAAGAAAAAAGACGACGACGACATGAAAGAAGGTAAGAAGAAGGATGACGACGACATGAAAGAAGGCAAAAAGAAAAATGACGATGACCTTAAAGAAGGTGACCAACTTGACGAAATGGTAGGTTTAGCCGCTGTTGGTAGCATAATTGCTGCTGCTGGTGGTATTGAAGCTATTTTATCTAAAGGTCGTGCTGGTAAACTTTCTGGTAAAATGGAATCTGTTTACAAAGCTTTAGAAGGTATGGCTGCTGGTGCAGGCGCTGCCCGTAGAAGTGAAGGTGCAGATGACCTTGAAGAAAATATCGACATTGATGCTTTAATTGCTGAAATCGAATCTGACCTTGAAGAAGGTAAGAAGAAAGATGACGACGACATGAAAGAAGGTAAGAAAAAAGATGATGAAGACATGAAGGAAGGTAAGAAAAAGGCTGAAAAAGACCTTGAAGAAGCCCTCAATACCGTTACTTCTCTTAAAGAAACCATTTCTGAAATGAATCTCCTCAATAGTAAACTCCTCTACTGCAACAAACTATTTAGAGCTAATGCACTTACTGAGGCCCAAAAGGTTAAAGTAGTTGATGCATTAGACAAATCAACTACAACTGGTGAAGCAAAATTGGTATTTGAAACTCTTCAAGAATCATTCAACTTTACAGGCGTAGAAAAAAGAGCAATTAAGGAAGGTTTAGGACGTGCTTCTAAAGCCGCTGG